CTTCGGCGAGCCTTTCCTTGAGCGGTTTACCTAGAGGCACGGTCCATTGCCCGTTGGCTCGAAGGCAACAATGCTGATAGGCGAGAGCGCGACCGAAGGGCAACTCCCACAAGACCCAATGCTCCACGTCAGGGGTTACGCGTCCCTTTGCCAGCGTGTAGACGAATGCCGCCCACCACACCGGCTCGATCAGTTTCCCGGCGCGCCTTTGTCGGACTCGCCGGAATCGGACTTCGGAGCGACATCAACTGCCGCATCCTGAGCCATGGCGGAGATGCGGTTCATCTCACCCATGAGATCCTTCATCGTGTGGATGGGGAGGTCGAAGCCGAACTCCTCGACGCGCTCGCGCCATGTGTCCTTCCGCACTGCGGCGAGCACGTCAGCAATGGGTTGCGACTGCATCCAAAAGAAGACCTGAAGTTGCCACATCACGTCGTCGCTGAGTTCGTCGGACTCAGGCTTGTCGACGATGTTGCCATCCTCATCAAACTCGTCCTCCGCCCCGCCGCCGAACATTGTAAGGCCGAACTTTTTGCAAAGCCCGAAACTCCCAAAGGTGAATGGGCGGATGGTGATCGCGGCTCCGCTATTGAGGAGGATTTCGCGCGGACCTTCGATGAGGGAATCAAGTTGATCGTTTGCCATGGTGTGATTTGAGTTGAGTTTGAAATTTGAGGTCACTTGCCGAGGGCGCGGAGGGCGCGAGCACGGTCCTCGGGCGTGGCGTTGGTGGGGATGGAGGCAGTTCGCCCACCATTGCGGACGACGACGTGCTGCGGGAGCGTCTTGATGGTCGCGAGCATCCGCCCATGGTGCCGGTGAGTGGCACGGAGGTAGGAGATCGGGTGGTCGGGGTTCGCCTCGATCCATTCCAAGTTGAGGAAGCGGGAGCGGAATTCGTTGAAGTCAATTTCCTCGCTCTTTGCGGTAAGCGATCCGTCCGCTTCGCGATGCGCCCAGACGAACTCGCGCTTCTGTGCGGCATTCATCACCCACGTCACGGTGCGCTCGATGGTGCCGTCAGGCTTTTCCTCGATGGCATCCATGAATGGATCCTTGATTCCCCATTCGAATCCGCAAGCGCGCGCGGCTGAGACGAGCCGGGTATTGGGAGATTGATAGGGCGACATCGAGTCGCGGATGATCTCGATTTTGGTGCCGACGCCGAGGAGGGGGCTTTTGGTGCTCATGTGATTTTGGGGTTCTGGTCGCGGCATTTCAGCCGCTATGTGGTGAGTGATTCAACCTGATGACCAGATCAGACAGTCGCGGAGGGCCAATAGGTTCCGGAGATTTCCCAACCATTGAAGTCTTCGTTCTTCTCCATCTCCTTGACGTTGGTGATGATCCTGGTTCCAGCTCCATCATTAACGTCAGTAATGACGCCAGACGATCCACCGTCCGATCCGATAACCAAGGCTACGGGCAAATCACCCGCGCCCTTCATGGAGAACTCGAAGGTGGGATTGAACGTCGCGGCAGCACCGAATCCCGAAGTGCAATTCGTGACCATTGCCTCATCGACCTTCTTTTCGTATTCAACGGATTGAAGGAGGGTGACGCCGGTCACGGACTGAATGCCAACATCTGTAAGATCAACTGCCATGGTATTGGGTGGAAAGGGTTAGTCGAGGGAAGAGAACTTCTTGCCGGTGATTTCGAAGTCGGGAAAGTCATCAGCGCTCTCGGTCTGCTTGGCGGAGGTAATCTTGAGCGTGCCGGAGGTGAATGCCCCGGCAGTCACGGCAGAGAGTTGGCAGTCACCCTTGCCCTTGATGGTCTGGGTGTTGGTGACGAGCTTTTTCGGGACCGCAATAACCACGGTGCCGGTCTCGTCCCGAACCACGGCGGTGTCGACCGATTGGTCCGATTCGGCCTCGCTCGTGTAGCCCACGGTCGGGGTGGTGAGGTTGTAGGTGGTATCGACTCCAACGTGTGCTGCCATAGTGTCGAATCTGAATTGTCAACCCTCCCCCCTGCGAGAGCCGAACATGAAATTAATAGTGGTGACCCATCGCCCGTTGTCGATGCCAGCGACCTCGTCGCGGATGAAAAGTCCGCTGAAGGCATCGCCGGTCACATCGGCGAAGGTGGCATCGAGATCTGTGGTGTCGTAACCCTCGATCAGGCTCCGCACGGAGGTCGCTACGGCGCGGTGATCAGCAAGGGCGAAGGTGAAGTCCTCCTCCTCGTCCTCGTGCGCATGTGGAGATGTCGCGATGGAGATCGCCATCTCGTTCTTGTAGAGGGCACCCACAACGTGGTCGCTCGACTGAAGGAAGCAGGAGATGTGCTGCCCTGCGTTGGGAATGCGGTCTGCGGTAAGCCCGGTGTGGACCGGCACGACAATGCCCTCGTCCTCCAGCCACGTCTTGAATGCTTCTTCGGAGAGGGAGTTCATGGTGCGAGGACGATTTTAATGTAGGCGGAATCCACCTTGTTCGTCGGAGAGAGGATCTTGTAGACGATGCCGCCGTAGGTGACTCGGTCGTTCTCCTGCGGGAACGGTCCCGCACCCGATGAGAAGGCGACTCGGCGAATCTTGATGTTGAATGCGCCCTCGGGAAGAAGCCCCCCCTCCTGGAGGTCGACCTGCATGTCAGGTTCGCCAATGATGCAGGGGTATTGAGTGCCCTTCCAATAGCAGACCTGACCGATGTCGCCGAGGATCTCGATGGAGTCCTCCGAGAGCATTTCTTGAATGAGATTTGCCATCACGCTTCGTTGGTGGAGACCTGACCGTCCGAGGTCAGAGTCTTGAGCGGTTCGCCAGAAGGGGAGAATCCTGCGGGCCATCGGTAGCCGACGACGCGATCCGTGGAGAACGGCTTGATGTTCACGGCATCGGATTGATTGCCGCCGAGGACCATGACGTTTCCATATTGATCGCGCCCGGTGACGAACCCCACATGACCGTATCCACCGGACTTCGATCCGCGCCAGAATACGACGACCGCACCGGGCATCGCCCTGCAAGGTTGCCCCCAAGTCTCGTAGGAGCGCGCCATGCCGGAGCGGGTGGACTTGATACCCACGTCTTCGAGACACGCTGAGACGAACGAAGAGCACCAAGGGGTCTCGTCGTCATTCCAGAAAAGTTTCGCTCGCTCCGCATAGCCGAGGACTTTCGCGGAGTGCTTGGAACCGTGAATCTCGCTTACGCCGATCTCCTGACGAGCGCGGCGTAGCCAAACAGGCTCGCCGACAATCGCTGGCGGGGCGAGGTTTGAGGAGGGTGCCTTGAGGAGTTCTGCCTCGGTAATGGGTCCGACGTAGTCGCGAGGTGAGAGTCCTTTCGAGACCTTGAAGGCGATGAGGGCGGACTTGGTCTTGGGTCCGATGTCGCCATCAATTGGTCCCGGTTCAAACCCGTGAACTTTCAGTCGTGCCTGAATCTCTTTTGCGGTCATGCCCATCGTAAATGTCAATGAAAAGGCCCGAGGGATTTCTCCGCTCGGGCCTTCTGTAGTGAATCCGCTTGTGCAGGATCACTTCTTCTTCTTCGCCGCACGCTCCATTTCCGTGGAGGGCGAGACTTCGACGATGGACTCCTGTGCGGCGAACATCCTCTCGTCATCGGCGGCGGCTTGCTGGTCTCGCTCTTTCTGCTCCATCTCGGCGAGACCTTGATTGAGCTTCATTTGCTCTTCGATGCGCTCGGCTTCGAGCCGATCCGCCTCTACCTTGGCCTCGTAGGCAAGATCAGCGTCAGCCTTAGCCTTAGCCGCAATCTCCTGCGATTCCGAACGGGATGCGTCCACCTCGTCTTTCTCGATCACCTTGAGGCTTTCCTCGTGGCGAGCCTTGTTTCGGGCGGGGGTATTCCGCTTATACCACACGGGCTTGCGGAGCATGCCCACGAAGTCGTTGGTCTGGTCGAGTTCTGCCTCGCGATAGGCGGCGAGGACACTGTCCGCGTCACCTGTTGCGAGGATCTTCATTTCGCCGTTTTTCCAGGCGAGTGCGATGCTGGTTTTTTCCATGGTCGTGGTTCCCTTGATATTCGTTAGGGTATCCGATTGAGGTTAGGAGGATGCGAGGATTCCGATTTGCTTGAGCGCAAGAACGACATCGCCGATGGTGTATGCCTTCGTGCCGGAGCCACCCGTGAAGGTGGAACCGGAAACAACCGTAGTGCCGGTCGCGGCGGTGAAACCGGTAGTGGTGCCAGTGGTGGACCGCTGAACCACGGGAGTGGTCCCGTGAAATCCAAGCTTTGCGGTTGCGGAACGTCCGAGCCTAAGTCCTTCTGCGTCTTCGTCGATATGAGTGAATGCCATGATGAAAAGTGGGGTTGGGGTAAGAAAAGAGGGGTGGGCGGATTACCACCCACCCCTCTGGTGATTCTGTGACTCCGATTACGCGGAGGCGATACGGGTGGCGTAAGCGGCGATGCCGACGGCGTGCCCGAAGAGGACGCTGAACTCGTAGCGGAGTTCGGTGCCGTCGTAGTATTCGCGGATCTGGATCGGAAGGCCCGAGCCGGGATCGACGATGTTTTCGACGTTGCCGAACCACGTTCCGGCGGGCGGCTCGACCACGCCGCGAGCGGCGATGATCAGGCTTTGCTTGCCGCAAGCGAGACCGACAAGGTTCTCGGAGTTGGCAGGGATGGTCCCGGCATACTCAAGCACGTTGAACCCGTGAAGGCGCGGAAGTTGATGGTCGCGGATCACACCCAGGCCGGAGGGTCCGTCGGATGCGGCGGTGATCGCATTGTCCTTCGCCAAGCTCGCCAGATAGGTGGGCTTGATGATGAGCGAGCGGGGCGACTTCGGCACCTTCGCAGTGCTGAGACCTTCGGCGAGATCGGCGACGGCATCGGCATCGAACGCACCGGAAGACACAGTGGCGACACGGGTGAAACCGTTCGCATCCGTGACGCGGGTGAGGACCGAGTTGATGACGTAATCGACGAGCGCGGAGATCGCAGGGCGAACGAACAGGTCGGCGAGTTGGACGGGCGAGAAGGTGAGTTCAGTGTCCTTGAACCCGATGCTGACGCCCCGGTAGTTGTTCAAAGTCACGGAGCGTGCCGTGGTCGCCGAGTTGCCGGTCGCCTTCGAGCTATCGAAGTCCTGCGTCGAGGGCATGGTCGCGAAACGAGTCGTGACCGTCTCCCCCTTCGGCATCGCGTCGGAACTGAAGTCGGTGGTGAATGCCGAAAGCGGAATGCCTTCGGTCTTGAGGACATCGAGAGAGACCTGAGAGATTTTCGTCAGGTTCACCCCCGCAAGTGTGTTGGTAGCCATGGGTTACTTGGTTTGTGGGTTGGGTTTTCGTTAGTCCACATGCGCAGGTGCTGCGTATGCGGGGGTGAAATTCAGCCGCCGGAGAGGTGCTTGAGGTAGAAGGCGCGCTTCTCGTCGGCGTTGGTGATGGTGGAGCAATGCGCCCACTTCTGCGCGTCGGTCATCGATGCGAACTGCGACTGATCGGCGGAGCCGTCAGCCGAACCAGTGATGGCGGCAGGATCGGTGCCCGCACGAGCGGCGATCTCTGCGGCCTTCGCTTCGACCTGAGTGTCGAACTCGGCTTGCGCGGCTTGCGCGGCTTCGAGGGACGCTTCAAGTTCGGCGATCTGCGAGTTCGCAGTGGCGAGATCGGCTTGCGCAGCATTCAGATCGGCGACCATCGATTCAAAGGTC